TTTATCCTGCGTTAGCGGCAGGACTGTCTTATTATATAGCAATAAAAAAAGCTCCTGATAGAATACAATTATTAAAGGGAATTTATGACGAGGAAATGAATAGGGCAATGGAAGAAGATAGAGATAGGGCATCTTTTAACGTAGCTCCTGCATTAAGAGGTTATAATAATGTCTAAATATGCTAGTGACAGATGGGCTTACGGAATATCAGACCGTTCTGGATTTAGGTATAGATTAAAAGATATGCGTAAAGAATGGACAGGTTTTTTAGTTGGGAAAGACGAATGGGAAGAAAAACATCCTCAATTAGATCCAATTAGAACCAGACCTGACCCTCAAGCTCTTAGAGATCCTAGGCCAGAACAAGATTTAGCTGACCAAAGAAGTATTCAATGGGGATGGAATCCTGTAGGGATGAGAAACGATTATTCATTAACTCCTAATGATTTACCTGCTACGGGTGAAATAGGAACTGTAACGGTGGTGATAACATGAGCTATACATATGCACAATTGAAGTCAGCTATACAAAATTATGCAGATAATGCGGAAACTACGTTTGTTGCTAGCATACCTGATTTTATAGAAAGCGCTGAACAGCAAATTTTAAATTCTATAGACCTTCAATATTTTAGAAAAAATGTTACAGGAGTAACTTCTGGAACTGGAACAAACCCTTATTTACAAGTACCTAGTGATTACTTGGCGTCATTTAGTTTGTCTGTTTTAAATGGAACTACTAAAGAGTTTTTATTAGAAAAAGATGTTAATTACATTCAATCTGTTAATCCTACTTCTGCAACAGGAGTACCCAAATATTATGCTTTCTTTGATATAGATAACTTTATCTTAGCACCAACACCTGCCGCAGTTTATACTGCGGAGTTGCATTATTTTTATAGACCCGCAAGTTTAACTTCTCTGGGAGATAGTGGTACAACATGGTTGAGTACCAATGCTCCAAATGCTATGTTATATGGAAGCTTAGTTGAAGCTAATATATACATGAAAGGGGAGCAAGATTTGCAACAATTATATACTGAAAGATTTCTAAGATCTTTAGAAAGATTAAAAGATTACGGAGAAGCAAGAGAAAATTCTGACGCTTATCGTGACGGTCTTCCAAGGAGGCCACGAACATGAAAATAGCTATAGTTGGTTTAGGTGGGAGTTATTCCGATTATATAGCGGCTCGAATACGCTCAGAAAAATTTGACGAAACATGGGGAATAAACTGTGTTGGTGGAATTATCCATGTAGATAAAACAATAATGATGGATCCTGTTTCTAGGTTTTTAGATTCAGAAAATGCTGGTTTACAAACGGGTATTGCTAGGGAGTTTTTAGAAAAAAACACTAAACCTATTATTACTTGTGAAATGGATGATAGAGTTAAACATTTAGAGCCTTATCCACTTGAGGAAGTAATAAAAAAATTAAACTTTTGTTATTTTAACAATACAGTGCCATACGCAATAGCGTATGCCATATACTACGGTGCAAAAGAACTTTGTTTATATGGATTAGATTATACTTATAAAAATGTTAGTATGGCAGAAGCTGGTAGAGCTTGTACTGAGTTTTGGTGTGCTATTGCTACCTCAAAAGGTGTTAAAATAGAAGTAGCTCATAATTCAGGTCTTTTAGATACAAATGTTCCTGATAATGAAAAATTGTATGGTTATCACAGATTAAAAGATCCTTTGGTTCAAACGCACGAAAATGGTGGTCTTTTAATAACTAAACAATCTAAAATGGAACCGCCAGAGCCAGCGGATTCTCCTGACGTACCTGTTCTCTTCGGCAGGCACGATCATGTAGATTTAAATAAATTAAATGGGAGTGAGAAGCATGTTTAGTGCAAATGCAGAAGCAGAAGTAGGTTTTTTTAAAGTCATGTCCTCAGACAACGGTGGCCTGAGTGATGAGCAATTAACAGATTTAGCCGCCGATAAAATAGTGTCAGTGTCAAATTCTGCACCAGACCCTATTAAACAGCAAGCACTCCTATTTTCAGATCAAGTAAGGAAAGTCTTGCTCCATTATATAAAAGTAGCTAGAAAAGAAGAACGTGCTACTATATGTTATAAAATAAGAGAGGCAGGTCACCCCGACTTAGCCGATGCTATAAGGAGATTATAAAATGGCAATCGCACAAGCAATGTGTACATCATTCAAAAAAGAATTGATGCTAGGCACACACAATTTTGCAACAAATGGAAACGCTTTTAAATTAGCTTTGTTCGCAGAAGGTAGTGGCGGAAAATCTAGTACAACAGCTACTCTTGGAGCCGCAACTACTGCATTTGTAACAACTGGAGAAGTAGCTTCAAGTGGTACATATGTTACTGGTGGTTTGGCTTTGACTAAAGTTGCACCAAGTTCTAGTGGAACAACAGCATTTACTGATTTTGCAGATAGAAGTTTTACAACGGCAACCATTACTGCAATGGGTGCTTTGATTTACAATAGCACAAACTCAAACAAAGCTGTTTGTGTATTGGATTTTGGATCAAATAAAACATCTACTTCAGGAACGTTTACTGTTCAATTTCCAACAGCCGATGCTTCTAACGCTATAATCCGTATAGCATAAAGGAGTAATCCTTTGGCTAATATAGGTTGGGGTCAAGGTACTTGGGGAAATAACGCTTGGGGCGGTCAACTTGATGTTGCCGTTTCCCCAACAGGTGTTGCCGCAACTTCGGCAGTGGGAACGGTAGCCGCAACTTCTGTATTTATTATTGAAGTAACGGGTATAGCTGGAACAGGCGCAATAGGAACGGCTGTAGCAAGTATTCCCATAACAGCCGTAGTAACAGGTGTTGAAGCATCCATGCCTTTTGGTGGCTGGGGAATTGATGGTTTTGGTAGTGGTTCTTGGGGTGGCATAGTTGCACAAGGAATACCTATTGGGGGAACGACTGCAACACCAGTAGTAGGAACAGCACAAGGTGCGGATGGAGAATCTGTTGTTGGGGACTGTAACTTAACACTGACAGGTGTAGTTGGAACCAGTGCCGTAGGATCAGCGTTGGCAGGTGCTGGAGCGCTTGTAACTGAGACGGGTCTTACAGGTACAGTTTCGTTTGGGGATGAATCTGTTGTTGGAGACTGTAATTTAACACTTACAGGGGTTTCAGCAACTACTAATCTAGGTGGTTACTCTTCCACAACAATTACAAAAACAGTTACAGTTCAAAGTGTAAGCGGATCTAACAAATACTTTATTGATGGTGTTCAACAACAAACACAAGAGCTATATGAAGGCAACACATATAGATTTGATACTAGTGATAGTAGTGTAAGTGGACACCCTTTTAGATTTTCAACAACCTCTGATGGCACACATAATAGCGGAGAACCATACAGTACAGGAGTGACTTATAATAGTTTTGCTGGTTCTGCGGGGGCGTACACGCAAATAACAGTAGCTTCTGACGCACCAACTTTATATTACTATTGCCAGAATCACAGTGGCATGGGAGGAACAGCAAACACACCATTTGTTTATAAAGTAAACGGAACTACAGGCGCACCAACTACAGGCGTTGCAGGAACCTCGGCTCTTGGCACAGTAACAACCGATCAAACGGCCGTAGTAATACCTGACGGGCCGGTAGGAGTAAGTGCAACAGGAACACTTGCCATACAAGGGTCTTGTGTGCTAACTGTTACAGGAGTCAGTGCAACAGGTGCAACTGGAGAAGAAAATGTATGGGGTGACATAATCCCATCTCAAACCCCAACTTGGACTGAAATAGCGGCATAAGGAATATAAAATGGCAAGTACATATGTAAATGACCTCAGACTCGAAGAGATGGCGACAGGCGATCAATCAGGTTCTTGGGGTACAACAACAAACACAAATTTAGAGTTAATTGGTGAGGCTTTTGGTTGGGGGACAAGAGCGATTGCTAACGCCTCAACAGATAATATAACCATAGCGGATGGTGCTTCAGATGCAGATCGAAGCATGGCTCTTAAACTTACTGGAGGAGGACAGGCATGTACAGTAACGCTTTTGCCAAATACATCTTCTAAAGTTTGGGTTATGGAAAACGCTACAAGTTATACTTTAACTTTCACACAAGGAAGTGGTGCTAATGTTGCTATATTAGCGGGCGAAACAAAGATGATTGCTACTGATGGCGGTGGCTCTGGTGCAGTGGTTTATGATCTTTTAACAGATGTTAATCTAGCAGGGACAACAAAGACTGCGGCTCTTACAAACGCTGGAGATATGTTGGTTGGTGATGATCTTACCTTAAACTCAGACTCAGCGGTTCTTGGTTTTGGTGCAGATACAGATACTACTTTAACACATACTGATGGTTCTGGTTTAACACTAAACAGCACAAACAAAATTATGTTTAACGATGCAAGTCAATTTGTTCAAGGTTCAAGTGCTACTGTTTTATCTATAGGTGCTACAGACGAGATTGATCTTACGGCTACAGCGATTGATATAAACGGTACTGCGGATATTAGTGGCGCTCTTACAAATGCTACAGCGGCGGTTAAGGTTGCGGGTACAGAAACAATATATGTTCCTGCGGCGGCAATGTATCCAAATACAACAGCGGGTAGTTCTGTTTTAACACAGGTAGAATTATCAAACGGCCCAGAGTTATCCGTTTTAGACTTTGCGGCAGACGCTGACGATCACGCTCAGTTCTCTGTAATATTTCCTAAATCATGGAACGAAGGTACAGTTACTTTTCAAGCATATTTTACTGTTACGGGTACAAATACAGGCACAGTAGCGTGGGGATTATCTGGAGTTTCAATAGCAGATAATGCCAGCACAAACACAGCTTTCGGTACAAACGTAGTTGCAACTGCTAAAGCACACAGCGGTACATCAAATGATTTAGATGTAGCTAACGTAAGTGGCGCAGTTACTATTTCAAATGCGGCGGCAGACACATATACTTTCTTCCAAATTATGAGAGATGTATCTGCGGATTCTCAAACAGGTGTGGCTCGTTTAATGGGTATTAAATTATTCTTTACAACGGACGCTAAAAACGATTCATAAGGAGTAAACCATGACTGGATTTGGTTATAACGTAAATGGTTTTGGAGCTTTTGCATCAAGGGGTGTTGTAGTAGATGCTTCGGCGGCATCAAGTGCTAACTTACAAACCTTATTCAATAATGCTGTATCGGATAGTTGGGCATCAGGAACTCCTAAAACATATAATGTGAACTCAGGTACAACTATGGGTATTTTAACTGCGCCTTCTGGAATGGGTGGTACATTAGAAATAAACATAGCAGGCGAGGTTCAAGGTGCTTCTGGCGCGGCGGCTAGTGCTGGAGCCGCAGGAAACGCGGGTGGAACGGCTATATCTGTTGCGTCTACTGGAATAACCGTCAATGTCACAGGCGCTCTTCGTGGCGGCGGAGGAGGTGGCGGTGGCGGTGGCGCAGGAGGTGCTGGAGGCCAAGGAAAAGTAGCGCAACAATGTAGCACTGAATGTTATTCATCCAACTATAATCCTATTATTTTTAATAACAACTGTGCTGTTGCTAGTGGCGGGTATTGCACTAACACTGGTCAAAACTGTGGCCCAGATAACGGAAACATGGTAGAGTGGCATTGTTTTAAATATAATTTTCATAATGGTGGCGCGGGAGGTGCGGGTGGCGCAGGAGGTCGAGGCGTAGGTTACGGGGTTTCGGCTACAAATGGATCTAGTGGATCTAGTGGATCTAGTGGAGGTACTAACGCGGGTGCGGGAGCTACTGGTGGTACTGGCGGTAATGGGTCAGGTTCTTTTGGTGCGGCAGGTACTGCGGGGGCTACTGGTGGTACTGGCGCAAACGGAAATTCTCAAAACGGTTCTTCTGGATCAGGTGGTGGTGCGGCAGGTGCGGCAGGTAGAGCCATAACTTTCAGTGGAATTAGTGCATATACTATCATAGGGGTGTCTAGTGGCACAATTAACGGTGCTTATACTTAATGAAACCAACCTACACAGAAGAAGGTGTAAAAATAAATTATGTCTTATATCCTGAAGAAAGATACGCTATATGTAAAGAATGTACTTGGTTTAGGAGTTCTATAAAGCAATGCAAAAAGTGTCATTGTTTTATGCCTTTAAAAGTTAGGATGACGAATCAACATTGTCCTTTAAAAAAATGGTAGAGGAAAGAAAATGAAATATACAATTCGTAAGATAGAAGATGGAGTTGCTACAATTGATTTTGAAGGCGGTTCTTGGGCGCAAGTTAATATGGATGCAAGCGACACTGAAGTTGAGTTTGCTGAAAAGGTAAGCGCATATGCTCCTGTCGTAGCTTCAACACCTGATTGGGCTGTTCCAGAGTCAACAGAAGACGGAGTAAATAAAGAAAGAGAAGTTCTAACGACAGGCATGATGCAGAGCCCAGCTACAGGTTCAGACCTTGATTTTGAAGTTCCAGAGTGGCTAGATGATAGAATTGCGGCATACGGAAGTTCGGCTAGTCAAATAGAGTTTATTACAGAAAATGGTTTAGAGGCGTGGCAAGAAGAAGTTGCTAGAATAAAAGAAGCTAATCCAAAAGACTAAATGTTAAAAGAAATTGGTGTATTATCTTATGCAGATAAGAACGGTTTTTTGCCCTCAATAGGTAAGAAACCAGAACCTGTTTTTTGTAAAACTATAAAAATTTTAATTAATAACTTATGTAAGATTTATAAAAGACACATTTATGCTATTGCGGTCAGAGGTTCTGTTTCAAGAAATACCGCTGTTGTTGGTGTTTCTGATATTGATATAGTAGTTATTACTAGATCCCCTCAAAAAATTAAAAGCACTTTTATCAATGGTTTTAGAATTGACATATCTTGTTTAACTAAAGATGAACTAAAGTTTTCTAAAAAAGAATTATGGTTAAGATTTACATTAGCTTACAGCGGTTATGTAGTTTACCAACCCTTTGGAAAACCTTTGCTTTCTGAAATTCCTAAAGCAAATATAAACAAAAACAGCTTTAAACATTTAAATCAAATTCAAAACTATAAAAATTATTGGAATAAAAATATTAATAAAGAGTCTTGCGTTTGGGTAATGAAAGGAACTTTAAGAGCTTTATTTGAATATATTATGATAAAAATAAATGCTTACAGCGATGATATTTATGTTTGCGCCAAAGAGTTAGTTAAACAATTTCCAAAATATAAAAAACAAATATGGGAAATAGCTAGCTTAGTTGTCTACCCTTCTAATTGCAAAAATAAAATCAATGATCTATTATCAACGGTAAATTTACTTTTAAATAAGGTTATCGCATGACTGTCTTAAAAAAATTTCCAACTATTGTTTGTGATAATTTTTTTTCAGACGTAGATACTGTAAGAAATTTTGGACTTTCGTTAAAATTTTTTCCATCTTCAGGGTCTTTTCCCGGTGAAAGGTCAGACGATCTTTCTAAGTTAAACCCTGTATTAGGAAGAGCCTTTCTTCAAAAAATATTTTCTTTATATTGGAATGATCCAAGTAAAATAACGTGCGATGCCGCTAGAATAAAATTTCAAAAAATACCCAGTTTTTCTAAAAAGGAAACAGATTTTAGAAATCAAGGGTGGATTCATCAAGATAAAGTTGTGAACAGAAACAAATTAGCTGGTGTTATATACCTTACCCCTAATCCCAGATTAGATACAGGAACTTCTATATTTAGGCCAAAAGTAGAAGATGCTCCAGAACTATTAAATTATAAAAAAGGTGAAAATTCTGCTAATCCTAATAAAGAAAAATCTGTTACAATAGAGAATTGGCATTTAGAATACAAAGTTTCTAGTAACGGCGTTAATAAAGCAAAAGAATTAGCTAAACAAGGGTTTGAAATTGACTACGATAAATTGGAAGAATATAAAAATAAATGGAATGGTTGCTTTGAACCTGTAACTCAAGTTAATAATGTATATAATAGGTTAATATCTTTTGATGGAAACGAATATCATGCGGCGAACAGCTATTATAATACAAACCAAGAACGATTAATAATAGTTTTCTTTATTGATAATGTAAAAGGTGGTACTATGCCTAAAGATAGAGTTGTAAAAGATAATTTGACGGAGATAATCAATGCCTCTAACAAAGTTACAGTATAGACCCGGAATTAATAGAGATATTACTTCTTATTCTAATGAAGGTGGTTGGGTAGATAGCGATAAAGTTCGTTTTAGATCTGGTTTTCCTGAAAAAATAGGCGGGTGGGTAAAATATTCTGTTAATACTTATTTAGGTTCCGCACGAAGTTTATTTTCATGGGTAGCGTTAAATAGCACTAAATTTTTAGGGCTGGGTACATCTGTAAAATATTATATTGTAGAGGGTTCTGATTTTAATGATATTACGCCTCTTAGAAAAACTACGACAGGTTCTGCTACTTTTTCTGTTGGTGACGGCTTTTCCGTAGCAACAGTAACAGACAATTCGCATGGTGCTAATGCTGGAGACTTTGTTACATTTAGCGATGCGGCCTCTTTAGGAGGTAATATAACTGCCGCTATTCTTAATAAAGAGTTTGAAATACAAAGTATTACAAGTGCAAACGCTTACACCATAAATCTTTCTGCAACAGGTAACGCCAGTGATTCTGGTAATGGTGGTGGTAGTACTGTTGCTAAATACCAAATTGATTGCGGATTGGATACTCAAGTTGGTGGCACAGGTTGGGGTGCTGGAACATGGGGTCGTGGCGGATGGGGATCTGCCGCAGATGTCACTACAGAAGCAGAGCTTGCACTATGGAGCGAGGACAATTTTGGTGAAGATTTATTATTAAACCATAGAGATGGGGCGGTATATTATTGGGATAAAAGTGGAGGAGTAGCGGCAAGAGCAGTCAATATTACTTCATTAAGTGGATCTTCAGATGCTCCCACAATATCTAAACAAGTAATGGTTTCAGATAACTCTAGGCATGTAATTTGTTTTGGCGCAAATACAATAGGTACATCCATTCAAGATCCATTACTTATACGTTTTTCAAGTTCAGAGTCTTTAACAGATTGGACTCCAGTTGCTACTAATACGGCTGGTGATTTAAGAATAGGTAGTGGCTCTAAATTTGTTACTGCTATAGAAACAAAAAGAGAAATTATGGTTTTTACTGACACTTCTCTGCAATCTATGCAATTTATAGGGCCGCCTTTTACTTTTGGTATAAATGCACTGGCTACTGGTATTACAATAATGGGGCCAAATGCGGCGGTGGCTGTAGAAGAAGCTGTATTCTGGATGGGTGAAGCATCTTTCTATACTTACCAAGGTGGTACTAAAAGTTTACCTTGTACTGTAAGAGAAAAAGTATTTTTTGATTTTGATTATCAACAAAAAGATAAAGTTTATGCGGCTCATAACAGCGAGTTTACTGAAATAACTTGGTTTTATTGTTCAAATTCTAATTCTGTTTCTAATAATGGTAACGGTCAAAATGATAAATACGTTACATTTAATTATGGTGAAAATGTTTGGTATTATGGTACTTTATCAAGATCTGCGTTTATGGACAGAGGTGTTAATCAATATCCTATTGGGGCTGAGGGAGGATATTTATATAATCACGAAGTAGGCTATGATGATGATGGATCTGCTATGACAGCATCTTTAGAGTCGAGTCCTATGGATGTTGGTGAAGGTGAAAGAATGGTATTTATAAATAGAATTATACCAGATTTTACATTTCAAGGTTCCTCTACTACAGGATCTAGTCCTGCGGTAAATATAACATTAAGTATGCAAGATTATCCGGGTAGCTCTTATGGTCAAGCTGAGACAGACACCGTAACTTCTTCTGCAATATCAACAACAACTGTTCCGTTTGAACAGTTTACAACTAAAGCTGACATTCGTTTAAGAGGTAGATCTTTTGCTATGAAAGTCTCTTCTACTGGTGCGGGAGTTCGTTGGAGATTAGGTAGTCCTAGAATAAATCTACGCGCAGATGGTAGACGATAATGAGCACAGTTACCCCATTTCCAAGGCTACCTAGCCCACCTTCTGAGATAAATACTGCATATGTTTCAGATTTAGTTAGAACATTAGAATCTTTTATAGATCAAGTTAGAAATCCGGGGGAACTAAGAGGTACAGAATTAACGCTAACAAACTTACAATCAGGAAATAATGTTGGTTTAGAAACAGGGGCATTGTATGAATTGGAAGGATTTGTTAAGATAACATTAGCTAATGTCCCAGCTTGTTCTGGAATATCGGGGACAGGAGCAATTGGAACAGTAACAGTATCGGTATCATAATGGCTAGAAATGTATCTGAAGCACATTCAAGAGTAGATAGTTTAGAACCTAGAGTTACTAAATTAGAAACGGAAAATCATATTCAATTTAAAGAAGTTTTTTATAGATTAAAACGTGTAGAAGCTTTTTTAATAGGAGGATTAGGCGCTACTATTGCTATGTTAGTTAGCATTTTAATAAAGATGGGTTAATATGAATTTTAAAAAAATCATATCATACCTAATGTTTTTTGCATGTATATTGATGGTAGCTTATCTTGTGTTAGCATCATCTGTAGAGGCGGCAGACTCAAATACGGTTTCAAGTACCGTTGTT